CGCCAACTTCGCTCTCCGAGTCGCCCCCGCGGAAACCCGCGCCACCGCCATCAACGGCCTCCACCCCGGCGACCCTGCCCTCGCCAGCCTCTTCGGCTTCAGCCCCACCGCCGCCGGCACCCACGTCTCCGAGGCCACCGCCTTCAACCTCTCCGCCTTCTTCTGCGCCGTCGCCGTCATCTCCGAGGGCCTCGGCTCACTCCCCTGCATCCTCTACCAGCGCGACGGCGACGACCGCCGGCGCCTCACCGAAGACCCGCTCTACAACGTCCTCCGCTACCGCCCCAACCCCGAGATGACCGCCCTGCCCTACCGCGAATCCTGCCAGGCCAACGCCCTGGTCGCCGGCAACTCCTACTCCGAGATCGTCTTCGACGGCGCAGGCCGAGCATCCGCCTTCCACCGCCTCGACCCGGCCCGCGTCCGCGTAGACCGCGACGGCGACGGGACGCTCGTCTACAAGCACCACCCCGCGAAGGGCGGCGTGGAACGCCTCCCCGCCCACCGCGTCTTCCACATCCGCGGCCTCGGCGACGGCATCGTCGGCAAGAGCGTCCTCACCCACGCCCGCGAGACCATCGGCACCGCCCTGGCCGCCGAGGCGTTCGGCGGCCACTTCTTCGGCAACGGCGTCTTCCCCAGCAACACCCTCACTACCCCCGGCAAGGTGACCACGGAAACCCGCAATAACATCATCGCCGACCTCAAAGCACAAGCGGGCGGGCCGAACGCCTTCGGCGTCCTCCTACTCCAGGAGGGCCTCAAGTGGGACACCCGCCTCGGCGGAATGTCCATGAAGGACGCCCAGTTCCTCGAGGCCCGCCAGCACAGCGTCTTGGACTTCTGCCGCTGGTTCCGCATCCAACCCAACAAGCTCGCCGAATACGGCCGCGCCACATGGTCCAACGGCGAGCAAATGAACCTCGATTTCTACACGCTCACCCTCCGTCCCTGGCTCATCCGATGGGAGGAGGAGTACTGGCTCAAGGTCATCCCCGACAACCGCAAGGACGAACTGTTCGTCGAGTTCCTCCCCGACGCCATCCTCCGCACCGACGTCTCCACGCGGTACACCGTCTACAACATCGCCCGCCAGATGGGCGTCCTCAACCCCAACGAGATCCGCCGCAAGGAAAACATGTCGCCCCGCACCGACCCCGGCGGCGACGCATACCAGGACACCCCCGCCGGCGCCCCGCCATCGAAGGAGGAACCGCCGAAGGAAAAGAAAGCCGGCGAGGGCGATTCCGCCGAACCCGACGGGGACGACGAGGCCGAGCGCTCCGCCGCCCTGGCCTTCATCGGCGCCTCCCAAGTCTCATCCATGCTCGACGCCACGGCCCGCATGGCCCGCCGAGAGCGACAAGCCGTGCTCGGCGCCGCCCGGAAGCCCGACGCCCGCGCCGCCATCGCCGGCGTCTACGCCAAGCATCGGGACGTGCTGTTCGCAGCTCTCCGTGCTCCCGCGCTCTCCTGTGTGCGAGCCATGCAGGCCGTGGCCGGGAACGGCCACGCCCGCCTCGCCGCCGCGGCGGCCGCCGCCGAGTTCCGAGTCGGCAACCACGCCACCCAGCTCTGCGAGCGACACCAGGCCGCCGCCCTCGACGCCCTCGCCCGCGTCCGCGCCACCGACACGACCCTCGGCGAGCTCGACGCCGCCACGGCCGACTGGCCCGAAGGCGAGGCCGAGGCCCTCGCCGACTCCCTCATCACCTCCCTCGCCGCCTGGACGGCCAGAAAGGAAGCGTGACATGGACCGCCGCTACCTCTTCGAGGACCACGAACTGCGCGTCGCCGAGCCCGAGGGCGACGAACCCCGCCGCATCGTCGGCTATGCCGCCCGCTTCAACGTCCTCTCCGTGGACCTCGGCGGCTTCCGCGAGCGGATCCTGCCCGGCGCCTTCCGCAAGCATCTCGACGAAGGCGCCGATGTGCGCGCCCTCTTCAACCACGACCCGTCCGCCATTCTCGGCCGCACCGCCGCCAAGACCCTCCGCCTCAACGAGGACGACAAGGGCCTCCGTTTCACGGCCATTCTCCCCGACACGACCGTCGGCCGCGACGTGGCGGAGAGCATCAAGCGCGGCGATGTGACGGGCTGCTCGTTCGGCTTCGACGCCCTCGACGACGCCTGGCACAAGGAGGGCGGCGAAGTCGTCCGCGACCTCCGCCAGGTGCGGCTCTGGGACGTCTCCCCCGTCACCTATCCGGCCTATCCCGACACCGAGGTCAACCTCCGCTCCCTCTTCCATTCCGCCGGCCTCGACCACAACCGGCTCGCCCGCGTCCTCTGCCAGCAGCAACACGGCCTCGACGTGGCCGAAGACGACCGCACATTCCTCCGCGAGGTCATCGGACACCTCAGCGGAATCTCCGGTCTGACCCCGAACCTCGACGCCGCCCGCGAACGCCTGGCGGCCTTGTAGGAGTAATCCCCTCGGCCCGATCCGTAGACCGTCGCCGAGATCCGTAGGAACCTTGACCAACCCAGCACAGGAGCGACAAATGAACCCGAAGGAACTGCTTCAGAGGCGGGCCAAGCTGATCGAGGACGCCCGCGGCCTCGCCAGCAAGGCCGAAACCGAGAAGCGCGACCTCTCCGCCGAGGAGCGCGAGAGCATTGACAAGATGCTCAACGACGCCAAGGCCCTCAAGGCCGACGCCGACCGCCTGACCGCCCTCGAAGGCGCCGAGGGCGACGTCGCCACCGCCGGCCACCGCCGCACCACCCCCGACCGCCCCGGCCAGGGCGGCCAGGCGGAGGTCTCCCCCGAAGTCCGCGCCTTCCGCGCGCGGTACAACATCGACGCCGACAACCCGGCCTATGCCGCTCACCGCGAGCGCACGGAGACGCCGGAAGCCAGGGCGGCTTTCAGGGCGTTCTGCCGTGGCACCAAGCCCGAGGCCCTGCGCGACCTGGCGATGGGCAGCGGCGAGCTCGGCGGCTACGTCGTCCCCGACGAGCAGTTCGTGGCCGAACTGATCGCCGAGCTCGACGCCGCAGTGTTCATCCGCCCGCTCGCCAGGGTCATCCCCTGCCTGAACGCCGCGTCGCTCGGCATGCCCTCCAGGACCGCCCGCGCCGCCGATTCCGAGTGGACGACCGAACTCCAGGTCGCCAGCGAGGACACGAGCCTCCGCTTCGGCAAGCGCAAGCTCGAGCCGCATCCGCTCTCCAAGCAGATCATCGTCAGCCGCGACTGGCTCGCCATGTCGCCGATGAACCCCGAGGGCATCGTCCGGGACGAGATCGTATACGTCCGGTCGATCACGCAAGAGAAGGCGTACCTCACCGGCTCCGGTGCCGCCCAGCCCCTCGGCATCTTCACCGCCTCGGCCCTCGGCGTCCCGACGACGCAGGACGTCGCGACGTCCAACACGGCCACAAGCCCGACGTTCGACGGCCTCAAGGCCGCGAAGTACAAGATGCGGTCGGTCTACTGGCCCCAAGCCAGATTCGTCATGCACCAGGACACGCTGGCGAAGATCGACATCCTGAAGGACGGCGAAGGCCGCTACATCTGGCAGGCGAGCGTGGTCCCCGGGCAGCCGGACCGCCTGCTCGGCTTCCCCCTCGACATCAGCGAGTTCGCGCCGAACTCGTTCAGCGCGAACCAGTACGTCGCCGCTCTCTGCTGCTGGAAGCACTACTACATCGCCGACGGTGTGGTCTTTGGCATCCAGCGCCTGAGCGAGCTCTACGCGCTCAGCAACCAGATCGGCTTCATCGATCGCTCGATGGGCGACGCCATGCCCGTCCTCGGCGAGGCCTTCGTCCGTGTGAAGCTGGGCACCTAGCCCAGTCGTCCCGCTCCTCTAACCTGTGCGCCCAAGACACCAGGAACCGAAACAAGACAAGGAGTTACGGCCATGAGGAAGTTCCTCAAATTCGCGTTCGTCGCCGCCTGCACTGCCATCTTCCTGATCGGCGTCGTGACCTTCTTCGCCTTCGGCAGGGGCGAAATGAGCAAGGACTGCTACGTCCAGCAGGTCTCGACCGTGGATGCCGGCGTGGCCGCCCAGACCGACATCACCAGCTCCGAGGTGGACACCCAGGGCTGCGAAGGGGTGATCTTCGTCATCCCCTTCGGAACCATCACCGGCTCCGCCGTCACCTCGATCTACGCCCAACAGGACACCGTTACAGGCATGGGCACAGCCGCCGACCTCGAAGGCACGAGTCAGACCGTCGCCGACACCGACGACAACACGACCTTCTACATCGACATCGTGAAGCCTCGGGAACGGTTCGTTCACGTCATCGTGGACCGCGGCACTCAGAACGCCGTGGTCGGTAGCATCACCGCCATCAAGTATGGCGTCAGGAAAGTCCCTGTGACCCAGCCAACCGGCACATCGGGCGAGACCCACGTCTCGCCGGCCGAAGGCACGAAGTAACAACCGCCTGAACTGCCCTGGGCGGCAGGCCCCGGCCGCCCAGGGCAAACCCAAGGGGCATCAGGAGATCTGCTCATGCGGTGCAATCCATTCCTCAAGGGCGCCCTCATCGCGCTTCTCACCGTGGTGGCGCTGATGAACCTGCCGCCGCTCATCACCGACGCCGCCGATGCGACGTTCGTGCCCAAGGTCTACAAGACAGACGGCGGCGATAAGCTCGTCGTGGCCAACACCGGCGAGATCGAGGTGGAATCGGGCGGCACGCTCGACCTCCAGGCAGGCGCCACGATCACCAGCGCCGCCGAGCTCACCCTCAGCGGGGCCAATACCAACGGGATCAACTTCACGGGCACGTACACCGGCAACGTGATCGACCTCTCGAGTGCCACGATTGCGCCCACGGGCTCCAACGGCCCGACCTTCATCCGGCTGGGAACCTACGCCAGTCCGTATGACTACGCCGCCGACGCGGACCAGAGCGGCGTCATTCGCATCTACACGACCACGTCCGCGAGCGGAGCCAGCTACGATCGCGGGCTGTTCGCCTGCGCGAAGACCACGGGCACAAAAGCGGCGTTCCCCGTCGCCGGCCTGGCTGAGGCGAACAACACCGGCACCGGCCCGGCGGCGCTCCAGGCAGCGCAGTTCATCGCCCACCTCGGCGCCGACGGGTCGGCCTCGCATCTCGCCACGCTCGGCGGAAGCAGCACGGCAGGCATGTACGGCGCGTGGCTGAAAGTTGCCGCCGGCGGAAATTGTGTCTGCGACTCTGGCTCTCGCGTTGCCGCGGCCTGGATCGACAACCAACTGAGCGGGACCGTCTCCGGCGAAGAATACGGGCTGTTCGCCACGACGGGCGCGAGCCGGCCCGACGCCTTCATCGGCTTCGAGACCACCTCGAGCGGCTACTCCCAACTGTTCTACTTCGACGAGACGTTCAACTCCGGCGCGGGAACGTGCGTCACGACCGACGCCGTGCCCGGCGGCAACCAGGACGCCCGAATCCTGGTGCACTACAACGGGACGCAGTACTACATCCCGCTGTACCGCTGAGCGCCTCCAGCGCATAGGAGGTACGTGATATGGAGTTTGAGACTGTCATCGTTCCAGGGACCGTGAAAAAGGAAGCGACTCTGGAAGCTACGTTGACGGCCGGCGCCTTTGTCAAGGCGGAATGCGGCGAGGAGGAACTCGCCGAGAGCGTTCCGGAAGGCAAGGTGTGGACCACGGTGATCAACATCCGTGTGATTGAGACCGACGCGACCTGACAACCCAGGGGGCCTGCCTCGAAAGGCCAAGGAGACGACTCAATGCACGTCGAACGCCACGAGATCGAGGTCACCACGGCCGTGGGCGGAGCGGTCACCGCCTATTCGCCCGTCATCACAGGCCGCATCCTGGCCATCCGCTACGCGAAGACCGATTTCGCCGCCGGGGTGGACTTCACCATCACGGTCGAGAGCTCGGGCGAGGGACTCTGGACCGAGGAGAACGTGGACGCCTCCAAGATCGTCTACCCGACCGCCCAGGTCCACGACGTGGTGGGCCAGACACTCACGATGGAAGGCTCCGAGCCGCTCACCGACCGCATCCACGTGGCCAACGATCGCGTGAAGATCGTCATCGCCGCCGGCGGCGACGCCAAGACCGGCACGTTCCACATCCTCGTCGGCTGACCACGCGCCGACCGGAGACAACGCCGATGAAGGTCCGAATGAAGAGCACCGCCGCCGGCCCCGGGGGCGTGTTCGTGAGCGGCCAGGTCTACGATCTGCCGCCCGCCCTCGCCCGCCAGTTCCTCGACGCCGAAGGCGCCGACCTCGACGCCGAGTCCATCGCCCCGGCCCCCGCCCCCGAGGCCGCGACGGCCGGCCCGTCCGAAACCGCCGACCTGGCCGCCCCCGAGCCTCGCCGACCCAAGCCCCGCGGTCGCCGCACGAGCGGGCGTCGCCGCCCGCCGCGGCCCCCTGAACCCCCTGCTGAGGAGCCGACACGATGATGACCACTCCCCTGCCCAGCGTGGGCGCCCTCCTCCCCACCCGCGTCTACGGGCCGGGGAACGTCTGGTTCGTGAACTCCAACGGCGGCTCCGTCAACAACACCGGCGCCGACTGGGAGAACGCCCTCGCTTCGATCAACGATGCCATCGCCAAGTGCGACGCCGACGCAGGCGACATCATCGTCGTCGCCCCCAACCACTCCGAGGACGTGGCCACCGACGGGGCGATCACCCAAGACGTGGCCGGCGTGGCCATCTTCGGCGAGCGACGCGGCCGCCAGATGCCCACGATCAACGCCACGGCCATCGCCGGCTCCCTCAAAGTGACCGGCGCCCGCTGCACCGTGGCCAACCTCCGCTTCACCGGCAACGCCGACGCTACCACGGGCATCCTCCAGGTCGCCGCCGCCGACTGCGCCGTGCTCAACTGCGAGTACCGCGACGTGACGGGCCAGTGCGTGGACGCCCTCCTCCTCACCACCGACGCCGACCGCTGCCTGATCGACGGCTGGAAGCACCTGGGCGACGCGGCCGCCGGCACCAACGCCTCCGTCGCCATCGTCGGCACGGACGCCGTGGAGATCCGGAACTCCTACTTCTACGGCAACTTCGCCGTGGGCGCGATTGATTTCCGCACCACCCTCTCCACCCAGGTGAACATTCACCACTGCCTCATCTGGACCGAGAACGCCGCCGACATCGCCATCGTGGACACGATCACAGGGTCCACCGGCACCATCGGCCCGAAGGTCTACATCCGCCTCGAAGAAGACGCGGCGAACATCACGGAGGCCATTACCGGCGCCACCTTCCACTTTTTCGACCCGATCTACGTGGCGAACGCCAACAACGAGCGCGGCCTCCAGATCGACAAGGCCGTCTCCGCCGACGCCTGAGCGAGATGACCCATGAACGACCTCGACCTCGAACCGGTCTGCATCGTCACGGTGGAGCCCGCGGTCGAGCCGCTCTTGCTCGCGGACGCCAAGCTGTTTCTCCGCGTGGACGACACCGCGGAGGACGTGCTGATCGAGCGGCTCATCAAGACCGCGCGCCGCACCGTGGAGGATGAGAGCGGCCGCGCCCTCATCACCCAGACCCGCAAGCTCTACCTCCGCCGCTTCCCTGGCTGCACCATCCGCCTGCCGAACCCGCCGCTCAAGACCGCCCCGACGATTGACTACACCGACGCGGACGGCAACGCCCAGCAGCTCACCTTCGCGGCGGGCGACTACCAGGTAGACATTGCCTCCAGCCCCGGCCGCGTCGAGCCCGCCTACGGCTCGAGCTGGCCGTCCACCCGCGACATCCCCAACGCCGTCGCCGTCACGTTCACCTGCGGCTACGGCGATGCCGGCTCCGCCGTGGACGAACGCGCGATCCACGCGATCGAGATCATGCTCGCCGCCTGGTTCGCCGACCGCGAGAACGGCGAGATCCCGCCCGCGGCACTCCGACTCTGCCGACTCCTGGAGGTCTGGTGATGAAGCCGCTCAAGGCCGGCAGCCTCCGCCACACGATCGAGATTCAGGAGCTCAGCTCCGAGCAGGATACGTTCGGCAGCCCCCAGGCCACCTGGAAAACCATCGCCATCCGTCGCTGCGAGCTGGAACCGCTCAGCGGCCGCAACGCCTGGCTCGCCCAGCAGGTGATCCCGGAGGCCACCCATCGCATCCGCCTCCGCTACCACAAGGGTCTCGCACTCAGCGCGAAGACGCATCGGTTCCGTTTCCAGGCCAGCCGCATCCTCTACCTTCTCGGCCCGCCCGTGGACATTGAGGAGCGCCACGTGCTCCTCGAATGCACGTGCACCGAGGCCGCCGCCTGAAAGGAACCCCAATGGCGAAATGCCCCTTGCACGACGACCTGGTGGAGGACGTGAAGGCCGGCACGCCCTGGAAGGTGTTCATTTGGGCCGCGAGCATCGTCACGGTTTCCGTGCTCGGCTGCGTGGGCCTCACGCTCAACGTGCGGGCAGAGATGACCGATTTGCACATCGCCGGCGCCGTGCGAGAGGAGAAGATCGACCAGCTCCGTGAAACCGTGGCGCGCCTCGCCGAATGGCAGAAGGCCACCTCGGCAACCGCGCGGGAAATCCGCGACATCGTTCTGAGTATCAAGAGAGAAGGAGAAGGCGAGTGAAGGGCAAGAGGACCTACGCGCTGCTGTTGCCGCTGGCGCTCCTGCTCGGGGCAAGCGGGTGCAGCACGTTCGACGCCACGGAGCGCTGCCAGATCGATCAGTACGTCGAGGCGCACCCGAAATGGTACAACCACAAGTTCAGGCTCCCGACCTGACCCGTCTGCCACGCCGCCGTGTGCGGCGCGACAGGGCTGCTGAAGTACGCGACTTTGACCCTCGTGCATCAGCCCTACGACGACGAGTGCCTGCGCTTCTGGCACGAGCGCCACAAGGAGCGCGCCCCCAAGGGCAAGGCCTGCGAGTGCGACGGCAAGCTCCTCGCGTGCGGCTGCCCGTGGGGCGACGAGAAGCCGGCGCCGCCGGCCCCACCGGCCGCCCCAGGCGAGCCCGCCGCGGCCCCCGCTCCCGAGGCGCCGCCCGCACCCTCGCCCGCGGCGCCTGGCGCACCGGCTGCGCCCGCGCCGCCGACGACTCTGCCGTCGGGCGTGCTCCCGTCGGTGGACGCGCCTGATACCGCCGACCTGGAAGCCGAGCTGAAGGCCGCCATCCAAGCCTGGCTCAGGAGGAAGACGAAGAAATGACCAGACGAGCGAAGTTCGGAACCGCCGCGGCCGTGATGGCCTCGCTGCTCCTCGGCTACGGCACGGCGACGATCACCATCCCGCCCGACATTCGGCGGCCCATCCTCGTGCAGCTCAAGATCGAGCGCGGGCGCCCTGCGGTCTGGGCGCCCGCGGTCGAGGGCCTGTGGCTCTGGCAGCCGCTGGTCAAGGCGTGGAGCGACGAGTGGCTCCTCACGCAGCCCAAGATGGCCATCGTCCGCGGCGTCGGCCCGCGCGGCGACGACGGGCTGATCGTCGTGGTGACGCAGCAGCTCGATGGCACGCTCGCCCCGAGCGACGAGATCAAGAGCATTCGCGAGCTCGCCTCGGGCTACTGGACGTTCCTCCGTCCCCTCCGCCCGAACGACCCGATGTGGAAAGGCGCCGACTGATGTTCCGCCGCCTCAACCACTGGCTCGACGACTGGTGTGGCGCCCTCTACCTCCTCGTCGTCCTAATGCCCGACCTCAGCCGCGAAGAGGGAGAGCCGCTGCCATGACCACCCCGGAGTTCCGGTGCGGCGACGTGGTGGACGAACTGGGCCAGTCGTGGTTCGGCAGGACCATCCAGTGGTTCACGCGCGGGCGCTTCGAGGCCAAGACGTGGGCGACGCACACCGGCCACATGGTTGACGCCGAGCACATTGCTGAGGCGCTGTGGCGCTTCACCATCCAGCCGCTCGACGTGACCCGCAAGATCAAGGTCTGGCGCCACAAGCCTGGCCTGGCGGAGAGCGAGCAAATCTGCATCCGCCAGAAGGCCCTGCACTGGCTCGGCAAGGCATATGGGTGGTGGAAGAACGCCGCCCACGCGCTCGACGGCCTGCTGGAGAAACTGACGCCGTTCCGCCACGTCTACCTGTTCCGCCGGCTCATCGGCATGGCCGACTATCCAATCTGCTCGTGGGCAACGGCCTGGAGCTATGAGGAGTGCTGCGGGCTGCGCTTCGGCGTGGCGCCCAACGCCGCGACGCCCGACGACAT